CCTGTTAGATTGACGTTGCCGCCGCCTCCACCGCCGCCAGCGACAACATTGACCATCAAGTTGCCTTGGCTGTCCATCTGGAAGCCGAGTGCTTGACCGTTTGATGGCGCAGGAGGTGTGGCGTTGTAAATTCCGCACAGCACCATGCCCGGGTTCGGTGATGGACTTACAAGTGAATTGTTCATAGGTTAAAACAGTTTGTCCACTCGACGCACCAAAGCCGATACTTCGCTGATGTGTCTTGCGTCAGTCTCCGCTATCATCTTCTTCAATTCTGCGCGAATCGCTATAAGTTTCGCGGCTTGTTCGGTGATAACACCTGCGTCTGACAACGCGGCTATCACAACCTGTCTAATCTGTTCTTCGGTCATACCCTGCGGCCCACGTTCGCCTTGAGGACCACGATCGCCTTGGTTGCCGGTCAGACCTGTGTCGCCCTTTTCGCCTTTCTCGCCGCGAGGTCCGGCTTCACCACGATCGCCCTGCGGACCTTTGAAGCCACGCTCACCTGTCAGACCTTGCGGACCTTTGTCGCCTTTCGGACCTTGCGGCCCACGCTCGCCACGCTCGCCCTGCGGACCCGGTTCGCCTTTCTCGCCACGAGGACCTTCTGGCCCTTGTTCGCCCTTGGGACCGCGATCGCCCTTGGGACCTATTTCGCCTATCGGGCCGGTTGCGCCCTGCTCGCCTTGTATTCCGCGAGGACCTTGTGGCCCTTCTTCGCCCTGATGTCCGGTCTCTCCACGCAAGCCCATCGGGCCTCTTTCGCCTCGTGGTCCTTGGAGCCCCTGTTCACCTCTAGGGCCTTGCGGTCCACGGATGTTGTCTTGTTGCCGTTGCTCAAGAGCCTCTTTCGCTCTGACTATCGCTCCGAATGCCGAATTAAGATCGACGGGTTTTTCTACTGCCATTGTATTCCTCACTACTATCTGAACTGCGAATTAAATCTACTTTCCGGGCCCATATGTGCCGGGCGTTCTGCTATTTCCGGGCACGATACTCGATACTCGACAATCTTGTGGTGCCCCGGCGGCACGACTATCCACTGGCGGAACTGCCGGGTTACTGCTGACCTGAACATCATAAATCATCGTGTCTTGCGACACGCGGATATAGTTTGACTTCACTCGACTATCCGGCTGGCTGTACGCGCTCAACTCAACGGTGCCTGCCTTGAAATTTATAATCCCGAGATCGTTCAATCCGGCGTCGTACAAATTATCTTCGCCGAGCCAAATGCTGGCCGCCTTGCCTGCGAGAGCGCCTACACCAAAACTTCCGGTGCCATACTCAACGCCATTCAAGAAGAGCCACCACGTCGTTCCAACCACGGCCATCCGCCACACGTCACCTACCTGTGGCATGTATGGACGCCAGTACTTGAATCCGTAATAGCCTTGCGGATTATCTGGCGGCGGGTTCGCGTCGTAGGTGTCTGTCGTGCTGTCGAGAACGGCCACGTTCATCTGCTGGCTAACATCAAAGTACCCGGCGTACACTTCAAACCCTGCATATGATGTGGGATACTCGAAATTGGGGTCTGTGTACAAATAAAATGTGATCGTAGAGTCGGTTATGGCTGGCCAGTTGCCCGTCATGAACTTTCCGATTTCAAACTCCATCCATCTGCCGCCCGTTTCCGGCAGTGGGTTGACGAAAGTTCCGTATCCCCAAAAACGCGTCGGGTCCGATGGCGTTAGAATGTTATTCTTAACGACCAACGGTAGAACCGGTTGGTCCGCGAAGGTGACGCTCTTCAATACTCCGTCACCTGTGGTGGTGTTTAGAGTTGAGTCCGGGCCGTTCAACGCATCAGTGTGAGTCGTGTGAAATACAAGGGGCATTTACTCTCCCGGCCCAAAGGTTCCGGGCGTTCTGCTGTTCTGGGGTATGTTTGATGCAGTACGGCTGTCTACTGGTGCTCCTGCTGTCCGTGAGTCCGTTGGCGGTATGGCTGCGTTGTTGCTGGTCTCGACATCGTAGATCACGGTGCCTTGAACGGTTCTGTTTCCGTTCGGGTATATGTGAGTTGTCTGTACCAAGCCGCAATAAGAGTTGCGGCAGTCTGGTACGCTGTAAGCAAGAGCGGCGACCGCTGCGCTTCCGGCCACGAAGCTATTAGCCTTAACGTCCGTTAGAGCAGAAAAGGGTATGGTTCCCAGCATGACAAAACCAGACGAATACAAGCTGCTGACCACGCTGCCAATCACCACTCCGTTTTGAATCGCGTACACGGTCGTCCCTACAACCGCGATGGTAAACACATCCCCGACAGAATAAGCAACGGACGGATTTTCAAAAAGAGTGTTGCTCGCAGCATCTGCGATTATCAAATCCAAATGCCCTGCCGTGTTGCCGTTATCGAAAACTTCTAAAAAGTATCCATGAGACGCGTCTGCGTTGCACCGCGCACCTACAAGAAGGGTGCCGCCTGAGCCCAGCGGAATTGCACTGGTGATTTTGATTGAGCCGTACTGGTCGTTCGGGAAGACACCGTTGCTCCAGTATTCTGCGTTAAAAGCGCCTACTGACGTTCCTTCGCAGTTGCCGCCGGTAACCTGCAAGTTCGTTGCCCCGACCTGTGTGGACTTGGTCCAATTTGTCGGGTTCAACGGGTTCGCAGTTGTCGTCAAAACATCCGAAAAGAGAGGAGTCAGAACAAGGCTCATATATTAAAACACCTGTAGCGCAGTTTGAAAGAGCGCAATAATGTGATAAGAAATGCAGCCGTGGGAAATTGGCTGTGTTGTAGGTGTGTTCGAGACGGAGTTCATTTTTAATTGAGAGGGGGCAGTTGCCTGCCCCCGAATGTGCCTTACAACTCGACGTTATCGACTAGGTTGCCTTCTAGGTCGGTGACTCTGTTGTTGGTGGTGTTACCGAATGCGTCTGTGAACTGCGCCGCTCCGGTCGGATTTGCGTTCGGAATTGCTTCCGACTTCGACATCGTGTCGGTCGAAGCGTCTGTCATAGCAACCGCTTCGCGCCAGCCGATCTTCGTGTGGTTAGAAATCTTCTTACCGTTTCTCATCAAATAATCGATTGTGTCTTGCGGGAACCACTTCATACCGCAAATACGGCAACGGATGTACGTTGTGAACGCGATGAAAACGTGCTGATAGACGGCGTAGTCCTTGTTCTGTGTCTTAGGACCTTTCTTGCCGCCCTTCAAGTGCTTACAACGCGCCTGCTTGACAAGGGACTTTGCGTCTTGGTCCTTAGCGTTGCGGTCGCGCTGCTTCTGACGGGCCTTCTCTCTGACCAACTGCTCTTCTGCCGCCGCTGCCTCACGTCCTTCTTTCAGGATGAGGTAGTTGAGCAACTGAGCTAGGACGTTGCTGTCAACGCCTGTCGGTGCTGCAACTGGTGCGGGTGCTACTGGTACTGCTGTCGCCTCGGTGGTCGGAGCAGTGCCTTCGGCAAGCTGATCGAAGACCGACTTCGGCTTCTTTACGTCTGACATGTATTTTGTCCTTTTGCACGGCCAAGCGTTGGACGTGCGTCATGTATTGTTGCCGTAACTTTTGAGGCCAACGGCTAGCCTTTAGAGGACATCCTTCTCTTCCACAGCCACGTCGGTGAACTTCTTGCCGTTGCGGATTTCCCACAACGTGCGTTGATACCGGGCGTAGCACGGGTGTTGAGAAGCGTGTCCAAAAACTTGATGTGCCTGATATTCGGTCAGGATATCTTTCTTGATCAGTTCGGTAATGACCGTGCGCCATCCACGGAACTTCTCACCGATCGGGATGCCGTGACGATCTACACGAAGAACAGACCACTCGTACATTGCCGGGTCCTGCACGTAGCAGATGTACCGTGCAACGCTGGTCCGTTTGGGAGGGATGCACCACAGACCCAAGGTCTGAGGCAATCCGTTGTAGACAGTGAAGCATTTGATGCCAGCCTGACGGAGTTTGTACAAAAACTGGTCGGTGGACATCGGATTAATCTTGCGAGCTACCTCGTTTGTCAGGTGCTCTTGGTCTTCGATCTGGTACTGCTCGGCCATCTCATCGGAGATTGCTTTTTCGGCTGCGAAAGCTTCACGAGCGTACTCTTTATAGTCTTCGGGCCACTTCACCCAGTTGGGTGTGCCGCCAGCCAAGATTTCTTGGATGGTTGCCCGGGTCGTAGGGAGATCATGATGCTCTCTGATCGGGTCCTCGACGTGTTTCAAACCTGCTACTGTTTCAATTCTATTGTCTACACCCATTTTATTGTCCTTGTGCTTCTACGTATTCTAAAACTTTTCTAATCTCAGCGACAGTAGCGTCTGTTTTAATTCTGTTGGCTCGATGCGAAATGAAAACAAGATTATCTCTGTGCTTTTTAAGATAGGGAAGATTTGTGTTTTTTCTGTCTATCGACGGGGATGCGTTCTTGTCTTTCAATGAGCCTCGATTATATTTTATACCCAACACAGGACAGAACGCCGTTAGCTCTGGAAGGTCTTCGACCGTCAAATCGGAATCGTAGCCTCTGCGTCTGGCTCTTTCTTTTATGTTCACAAGGGCTTGGTGTTTAACTTGCTCTTCGTATGTAGCAGATGCGGAATATCCGCCATGTTTGGTGTTGGCCCACCCCAACTTTCTAGTGCTTTCTCGTTGTAAACAACCACATGATTTTGTTTTATTTTCAACCAATGAGTTGGACGAAACGGATATCGCTGTACCACACATGCATTTGCAGAGCCACATCACCACCGAGTTGCCCCCAGACGTGGTATGGTTAGGGAGTCTTTTTTCTACAGTTAGCCGACCAAAAATGCGTGCGGTCAAATCGTTTAATTGCGTCATACGCTCTCCTAGAAAGAGTGAGTCGGAGGATGCGTTCTAGGCGCACCCTCCTACTCTTAATCTTAGCACAGGTTGCAACCCGTGTCAAGAAATTGTTATGGCTATTGAATAGCCGGAACGCTATCGATGTAGCGGATGCGCTGGGTGTTGGTACCCGTTGCAGGCGGAAGGGTAACCGTCTGGTGGAAGCGGTAAGATGCCCAGCCACCGATGGTTGCCGTCGGGTCGAACGAAGACGGAGGAGCGTCGGTCACGACTTTGCAGTCGATCGTACGCCAGTCGCCTTCATCAAGGTCCGTGTCGCCCGGAACCTGCAGCCACACACCGATCATCGCGTAGTTGCCGAAGATGTAGGTGCGGTATGCGGTCTTGCCCGAGGACTGGTAGTTAGCCGTCTTCGTGACAAACGGGGTCTGACGGAACATGATGTTCGTGCCCGGCAGTTCGATTTCCTTCGTCTGGTCAGAGCCAGCGATTTCGTCGAACTTCTTCATGCCGCCGTCTGTGCGCTTGAACAAATCAACGATCGAGTTGTTGACGGTCGTTGCGTTGTAGATGTCGCCCAGAACGTTCGGCGAGATGACGCCGTAGAACATGCCCTTTTTGCAAGGAAGCACGTCGTTCGACACCAGCTGCTGCTTCATCTCGCGGATGGTCGCAAGATCAAGCGTGTACGGCGAAGACAGAAGCGAGTTCTGCGAAACGTTGCCGTCCACAGAAGATGCGCTGTCTGCTACTGCGCTGTACAGTTCGGAAATCGACTGACCGGCCTGATAGCCGAGTTCGACTGCCGAGTTCCCGACCAATTCGTCAATCGACGAAGCGATTGCGAATGCCGAGAAGTTGGAGTAGTTGTTCCACTCGCCGACCTGCGCCGGGGCGCTGATCTGGGAGATAACTTCTGGTGCTCCAACGTTGCCGTCAGCGGCCTGTACAGTGTCACCCGATAGGGTGTTGTACTGGAAGAACTGACGGTTGATGCCCATGTGCAATCCCTGCACACGGCGTTCTGCTACGGCCACAAATGCGTCCGTCTCACCCTTTCTTTATTTGTTACCTCTTTCGAGGGGTTGATCATTTCTGTCAACCTCTGTTGGTTCATGTTACCAACAGAACGGACTATCGCATCGCCTTTCGGCGTTTTCTCATTTAGTCTCTCACGCTGCTTTCGCTTGCGCCTTGTTCTCAGTCTCAGAGTTCAAGTCCATTAGAGAAAATTCTCATCCTCGCGGATGACCCAAAGTTAATTTAGGTTAGGAATAAGTTCCTTGTCGAACAGGATAGCCTGTGCGGTGAGTACATTTGATACGTTTGATGCTGAGGGAGTTGGTCCGCTCATTTCGGTTCTCTACCTAGAGTTTCACCGTTGAGGTGTTATGAACCGACTACTTTGATTCCAGCCGCATTCAACTTCTTGACGTAATTTGGGTCACGAAGCTTCTTGCGGTATTCCTGCGCTGGCATCTTTGCAATCTCTTTCAGTAGTGTGGCTCTGGTGTCAGTCGGTTGTGCTTGTACCGTGGGACGTGCTGCAGACATCGTTCCCGGCATAACACTGCCGTTCACCCCCGGTCTACGGGCAGCTTCTGCGGATTTGTCCGCTGCTACAGGCGTAGAGTTCGAGGCGGGAGCCGCTGCGGTAGGTATCACCGCTGGCGGGTTCGCTGTTGGTTCTGTCACCGCTGGCTCTGCGGCAGGCGGCGTGATTAACACCGGGGCTGCGGCTGGCGTTGCGGGTGTTACTTCGGGCGGATTGTCCACCTTTGTAACAGGGGTTGGTTCGACTGCTGGTTGTTTCTCGACCTTTGGCAGTCGAGTTTTCGTGGCCTCGAAGGCCTTCTCAAGATTCTCATAAGTGAGTGAAAGATTGTTAGCTTTCATGTACTCACCTATGATGTTTGAGGATGCCAAACAAGGTACAAAGTCTTCTTTGTGGTCTTCCATCCAAGTGTCAGCAATGATCTTGCCGTGCTGTCTGGCGGTTTCTTCGGCGATGCGAGCTTCGCGCTCTGCCTGAACCGATTTTTCGACCGACTCCCGCATTTTAACGGGGTCTTTTTCTGCGACGGCCTCAGCAGCGAGCTTTTCGCTCTCTTGCTTCATCTGCTTTGCTACTTGGGTCGTCTCAATGACTGCAACGGCTTCGGCAGATTGCTTGAAGCGGTTGGTTTTGACACGCTCTGCGTATCGGACGGCGTTGATGTGCGCCGCTTTCAATTTTTCTACGACTTCTTCGTTGGTCCAGCCCTCGATGTGCGTCGGGCGGCCAATCGGTTTGCCATTTTCGTCGGTTGCTTGATAGTCAACGACGATCTTTTTGCGCTCTTCGACCTTCGGGGCGGCTGCTGCAGCGGCCTTGGCGGCCTCTTCTGCTGCGGCGGCTGCACGAGCGGCCTCTTGCTCTGCTGCCTGAGCGGTGGCGGTGGCGATATCAGCTGCGATCTGCTCCGCTTCCTCAGGAGTTGGCTCACGCTTTGAGACTGGGACGTAGTCCGGGTCGTTCAGCATGTCGCTGGCGATCTTTTTGCCCTCTTCTGACGACAGAACGGCGTTTAGCTCGGCGAGTTCCTGAGAACCCTGCTGAATTTTGCGTGCTTCGGCCATAAACTCGGCCTGCGTGACTGACTTTAGCCAGTCGAGAGTAAATTTACTCATTTTGTCCTCTTGGTTCATTCATTCTACAGCGTCCCTGTCGGGATTTTACTGCTTCTTGGCCGAACGCGGCTTCGGTTTGGCCGGGTGGATGCCGTAAATGCTCTTGACGGCTTCCGGTGGTGTGGTGTGGATGCCGAAGCGGTTTGCAACGGCATCCACAGCCTCTTTTTCCTCTGTCGCGTTGTGTTTCACGATCGAATCTTTATGACCAAAGGCCGATCTCATAAACAAATCGCTGAACTCCGTGATGTTGCGAGCACGACGCTGTCTTTCGACTGCGATTCGCTCGTAATCTGCGGATTCTGGGTCAAGTTTTATACAGTCCTGCGTGGCTCGAAGACAAGCCTCGTTTGCCATCTTGATCACAACCTGCCAGCCCGGGGTCATGACGGTATGTGCAAGCGCCGTCTTCTCCGCAAGTGACAAATCTGGACACAGTATGGTTACTAGTTCTTTCTTCTCAGCCATTGGAACTCCCTATTATAGAGTCGTTGTCGAACCAAACCCTTTATTGCCCGGTTCGCCATTCATTAGCTCTGGTTCTGTTGCGTGCTCGATTGAGGCACGGAATGCTTCGTTGCCTGCCTTACCCAGTTGCTTCTGGTTTTCCAACTGTTGTTCCTGTTCGAACTTCTGTTGGGCCATCTTCTGGGTGGCTGCGGCCTGCGAGGCCTGCAACGCTGCTGGTGAATTTGCTTGGTGACGCTTCTGTTCGTCTGGTGTCATCGGACGTAGGAACGACTGACTGAACTTCCAGCCTGCTGCGTCGGTGAACGCCTTGAAGATTGCCGGTGCGTCGAACTGATAGCCTGCGTCGTTGGCGTTTGCCACGAACGTTGGGTTGTTCAACAACTGGATGACGATCGGGAGGGCCTGAGCCATCTCTTTCTTGGCACCCAAGTGTGCGCCTGCCAAAACTTCGTACTCGATCTTGGCGTTACGGAAGTCAACGTGGTCAACCAAGTACGGTTCACCAAGTTCTTCTCCCAATATGTCTCTGATTACCGATGTCGGCAACAGCAAGTTGTTCAACTCGTCCATCATGTACAACCATGGAACGAAACACTGTCTGATGAAACGGCTCGTCGGGCCGTCAAGACGGCTGGCGTTTGCCTGAATGACTGCCGCCGCTCCGGTACCCGAGCGCATGCCGAGCGATTTAACGCCTGCGGCACCCGCACCCTGAATCACCTGTTCGTTAGCGCCCGATGTTGCTGCGCCAGCGGACTGTGCTTGTGAAATGAACTGCCATGCTTCACCCGGCACTGGTGGCATCTGCAGGAACTTGAAAGCCTTGTCAACGTCTTCTTCAACGTCGATAATGCCGCCCTGCCGCCATCTTACGTCCTGCGTCGGTGTTTGGAACCCTTTCTTGCGAACCGCTGTCGGCTGCAATCCGTAGTTCAGCAGGTCGAGAGCTAGGTTGGTTACACCCTGCTCAACGATCTGCTCAGAACCGATCAACAAGCCAAGCCCTTGACCATAGAAGTTGTCAGGAATATTGCGCCAGTTGAAGGACAGAAACGGAATCTTCCCATACGGGTTGGCTTCGTTTCGAATCAAAATGTTGTGACCGTTGTAGCAGAGCACGACAATTACCCTGTCGTTGTCCCAACGCTCAAGAATCTCAAGCGGGGCCTGCATTGGGTCGGTTGATGTCTTGTAGTTGCGTGGCATCGAGTGCTGCAAATAGCCCATCATGCCCTCTGGGAGAGTCATGGTGATGTTGTCTGCGCCGCTCGTAATTCCGTTCAGGAAGATATCCTTTAGGATTTCTTCTGACGGGATGTTGTAGCCTGCAACGTCACGTAGGAGGTTCAGATCGTCGTAGGTTGCGTAGTCTCTGTAGACGACCCAGCCTGCACGGCGAATGTCGCCCACGCGGCAGCCCGGGTTAACGAGAACGGTACGGATATCCGTCCACTTAATCCACGGGTGTGAAATTTTCTTGTCGTAGAACTCGACCTCGTACTCGTCTGAGGCCGGGGTGTCGATCATCTTGATCTTGCCGTCTGCCTGCGTCAGCGGAGTCTTGTCTGCCGTGCGACGATAGCGGCGCATCTTCTTGGTGTACTCGACGTATCCCCACTTGAGGATGCCGGTACCTAGCAGGGCGCACTGCTCAAGCGCACGCTCGACCTCTTCCTCGAAGTGCATAGCATCGAGTTGAGCAGAGAAAATCGCGGTCTTGGCCGTAACGACTTCCTGCTTGGTGTTCGGACGTGGGCGAAGAAGGAACGGCGGCTCTTCGTAGAAGATGCCCTCCATAACCTTCGGCACGATCGAACTGATGTGGTTCGATACCATGTACTTCGGTACCGATGCCTGCCCTTGGTTGCCGCCGTCGAATGCCGACTGCGTTGCCGGGCTCTGGTACAGTAGGTCGGCCATGGTCCAGCCGTTAGCCCACTGCTGAATGTTCAGATAGGTGTCTACTCTCTCAGCGTCGTCAATGACAAGCTTGACTGCAGCAGAATCATTGTACGTGATCGTATTCGTCTCTTCGTCAATCGATGTGTTGTCTGCGGTGATCTGCGCCGCCGGTTCGATGTAGAGATCGTGAATCTTCTGCGCTATACGCTGGTCTTGGTCAGACATTTATATTCTCATCCCGGGCGGTAGAATCTTTCCTATCAGTCGCCGTAATTGATCACGACGGGGGTCGGTAGGTGGTGGTTCCGGTGCCTGCACAGTTGGTTTCTGTGCTGTAGGCGATGGTCCGCCGTGCATACGATTATAGACAGCCATCATTGCTTCCTTCTGCTGTCTCTTCTCGTGTTCCTGTTCTACTACCTTCGGGTCGGGGTTGCTGGTCAGTGCCGTGGGCGACATTCTTTCGGTTACGATTGCGATAGCATCTGGCCCGTCGTCCTTTCGGTACGCCGTGCTCTTGCCGCCGCGATATTCCGTAAACTGTTTGAAGATTTCATCGTTCCACGAGCCTGATACGAACCACAAACGTTCTTGGCCGAGCAAGAACTCAAGGTTCTTGATTCTGTTTCTTTTGGCGTTGGCCTTTGTTGACATCGGCACGACCATGATCTTAGATGAATAGTCCAGACCACGAATCTTGCAAAAGTTGCTAATGTTGTTGATCAGGAATCTGACGCCCAATGCCTCTTCGATGTAAACCTTCTGGATGCCCAGATGTTTGTGCTTCTCGTAAAATGCCGCCATTTGCATCGGTAGCTCTGACGACTTCCACTTGTCGAGAACCACGTCGAGAATGACGATCGCTTCCTGTTTCTGCTTGGTCAGGTAGATTCCTGCTGTGACGCCGACGGAGAAATCGGATGTCTTACGCTCACCGTATGCGATATCCCATGTCTGGATAACACGCATCTCTGTGAAGTCCGGTGCTGCGGTGCGAGCATACGTGTGCGCCCGGAGAACGTCCAGATTAAACTGGTTGATGTAGACGTCTTCGGTCGCTTCGTCTGTCGCTTCGTTGAGCTGCTGGTTCTTGAAGCCGCGCAGCTTTTTCTTTTTAAGAATCTTGTCGAGTTCGGCCCACGTTAGCTTATATGGGTGAACGAGTTTAGCACGCCGCTGCTTGATGATGTCGCGGCAGGTCAATTCCCCACGATCGTAGGCGAACTGGTCCTCTTGATTCAGTATCCACGAACCACGGCAGCTGTACCGTATCGGTGCCACGTCCTTGGAGTCTTCCTCCTGAGGGAGTTGGCGGGTGCCGTAATAGTCCATCGTGAAATAGCGGGTTCCACAGAAGTCTGTGAATCCCCACGGGTCACGAACGTCGTCGTAGCCGTCGATCTTGAAGCGCAATTTCTCACGCATCTCTTCATCGGCAGAGTTCTTGGGGTCGACAGCGTCGTCAAACTTACAAATATCGCAGTGCTTACCAGTCGAGGACGATTCCATCGACGTGGCCCAAACGCTTGCTTGCGGCTGCGGGTGGTTTCGCGCCGGACACTCCATGTCCTGCTCAGACGTTCCATCAATGCCCCGGAGAATGTACTCGGGGAACAACATCTGGAACGCAGACGGCTCGGCACTCAACGGCAGCCAGAAGTGTTCCTTCTTGATGCTGACCGCAAACTCTTTCGCCAAGTCTTTGAACGCCGTGATGAACATGATACGGATGTCAGGACAGTTGATCAGCCACTGAACCGTGTCGATACGATTGATCGTTGACTTGTACGAAGAACGAGGCTCAAGCAAGAGCATTTCTCGGGTTTCCATGTTGCACAATTCAACGCCTGACGGCGGTGTGCCCATGTTAGCCAAGCGCTTCTGTTGGCGCATCGCCTTATGGAAGTCATCTAGCGTGTAGCCCGGGAAATACTTGCCTTCAAAATCTTTCTGCACGAACTGATCGCAGACATACTGGTGGGACATGTGATACAGCCCGTAGCCCAGTAGGCGGCCCAGCCAAAACAGGTCCTTACGTGCCTTGGCACGAAGGTCCAGCCAGTGCTGGAACGAAACGACGTAATCGACTTCCTTATCACGGCGATGATCATGGCCACAGTTGACGTGGTCGCAATCGTCGATGCAATCCGGCTCGATCGGCTTGGTCACCTTGACCTTGACGCCGTTACCGATCTCCATCTCTTGTTCGTAGACCACGGCTTTGATCGTGATCTTGTTCTTGGATGGGTTCGGGATGTTCTTCTTTTTCTTTTTGGCCTTCTTCTTTTCCGCCGGGTCCTCTTCCTCAACGGACTCTTTGTCCGTGATGTCAGCACCCTCGTAGATAGCTAGAAGGTCAACGCAACTACGAGCTTCGCTCTTGTAAAAGTTGCCTGTGGCGTCCTGTGCCAGCGCCCATTCCATATCACGTTGGTGCTGCGTGATGCGGACTTCGATCTCTTCCCGTGACGGCTTGACCTCCCGCTTGTACGTCTCTGGGAGTCCCGCGTCTCGATCACGTTGATTCTGCTTTCTCTGGGCATCTGTCAGTGCCATTGGAAACCTCTGTTATTGCTTCCGGGCCGCTCGGGCGATCTTGTATTTCGCCATGGGAAATGCTGTCGGCTGGAAGGACTGGGTGGGATTACCGA